ACGCGTATCGCAAGCACGTTGGGCGTTGCGGATTGCAAACCTACGCTCAGACCTACCGCCACGGCTGGCAAGATGCGCTCGCGTGGAAAGGAGGCGGCGACCAAGCAAGGGGCATCGAAGCCATGGTCTGCAAGGACATCGCCAAACGGCAGCAAGTTGGCATTGCATCAGACGGAAAAACAACTTGGCAATGGAAGGAGGAAAAATGAAAAACCAAACATATCAACCAGAAATGTGGACGTTGCCAAAAGACGTTATCTATGCAGCGCGTGATGCTCTAAAAATTGGCATCGAGAACACCGAGGAATTACTAGCCGATTATGATTCAAATCTAGGCAGAGATACGCGATCGAACCGCATCAGAGCCGAGCGCATGGAAGAAGAAATTGGGCAAATGAAACGAGCGTTAGAAGAATTGAAACCATGAAAAACAAACAAAAGCAAGCGCGGATCTCGCACGTTTTCCGCAAGCGCAGGAGCATTTGGTGGGTGTTGATAGTCAATCGCAACCCCGCATGGGAGAGAGCCTACGAAGTATCGTGGGAGGGGATGAGAAAACGGCACAAACAAAAACCATGAGTAAAAAACAAAATAAACCATCAACACGCAACATGAATAATAAATTTGAAGAGGGATGCAAATGCCCCGAATGTCAGCTAGGCATCATGAAATATCCGCAAGTCGAGAATTGCTCATGTCACATAAACCCGCCATGCAGTGCTTGCACTAGCAACTTACTAACATGCAGCAAATGCGGATGCGAAGAGCCAGAACCAGAACCATTGCCGCAGCCAACAAAGGCGCAGATTAACGCATGGGAGAGATTACGCAATAAATGGGAAGAATTGCGCAGTCGTGGCCACACTTTTACCAACGGCGGCAGAATTTACAATGTGGATCACAGAAGCGATTCTGGATCAACAATGGAATACACGGGGAGATACGAAGGGAGTGTCACCGCTTCTCAAATCATGGAATACCTAGGAGACGGCACTTTTGGGCATATAGGGCCTACGATGTATAACGGGAGATTTACATACACAAAAATCACAGATTGAAACAATGACTAATAAACAAAAGCAAGCGCATGTTGCGCGGATTATCACCAAGAGTCATTTTTCACCGCGACTTGTAACGCTAAGGAAAATGCATGACTGTGCAAAAAAATTTGGGTTTGACCACTGGAATTCAGCTTTTCGCAACTTGGCAAAACGGAAATACAAACTAGGATCTTGCGAAAGATTTGACGCATGACCCCGCGCCAACAATGGGAGGGGATGAGAAAACGGCACAAACAAAAACAATGAAAATCTCCGACATCATCGAAATCGTCAGCGCCGAGATGGGCGTCGATCCTGACCTCGTCACAACCAAGACAAGGCTACAGGAAGCAGCGGATGCCAGAGCAGTCGTGCAGGCTGTAATGCGTGACCGAGGCTGGACATTCGCTCGGATCGGACTAGTTTTCAGCGCCGGTCATGATACGGTCTGGTCGAACTGCAAGAAGATCGAGAAAGCCAGAGCCATGATCAGCGCTTATGATGCCGTGCAAGCGGCAATCAACAATCTCCCCATCGAGTGATGGACGGGAACTAACGCCTCTGCTCCCGCATGTTCAGGCGCGAGGAGCAGGGGCGAACTCGATCCGATTTCACGCTTGCCAACCGCTCGGATTTCTGTATGTTGCTTGCGTGACCACTACCACGGTTCATTGCATCGTCAGCAAACTCTACTCGCTCGGCATCGGCATGGGCGAGGCTCGCATCTTTGTCATCGCCGACGGTCGAACCATGCGTGAGATCGCAAACCATGCCAAGGTCGGACTCGTTTTCGTCAACAACAAGCTCTGGAGCCTCACGCAAAAGGGCATGATCACAAAGCAGCCTGGCAGACCTTCAACCTACCACCTCACGCCGGTGGGCAAGCGAGCAATCGCCGAACTCAACAGCTCAACGAAATGAACGCATTCCTGCAAGCAGTCGAAAACCTCTCACGGCGCCAAGTCACGCCGTCGTGGTTCAGATGGCGCGAATGGTCAGCGATGGCGCCGGCAATCCGCAATCGCTCGTTTTTCAGCGCTACAGTGACCTCAGCGCGCGTTCTCAACAAGATGCGCAACATGTTACTAGATTGGCAAGCGGACTCCACAGAGGAGATTGTGGACGTAAATACAGGGGAGATCGTGACAGCCTACAAGGAGACGGGACTCGCCAAGTTCCGAGAGCGTTCCGCGGAGTTTCTCATTCAGGAGGGACTGGCGACGCCTGCCGACTACAAGGACACCAAGATCACCAATGTCGTTTCAAACGCTCGCTTACAACTGATCTACAACACGAATCTGGAGCAAGCGTCAACCTTCGCGCAATGGCAGGGCAGAATGCGCAACGAGGACTGGCTGAATCTCAATCCCGCGGCACGCTTCGTCAGACGCCCGGGAGCGCGCATCAAGCGGCAGCGACATGTTGAGGCAGAAGGAGACGTGAGACGCTGGGACGACTTCGCCTATTGGCAATTCCAGAACGCTGCGGACATTGGCGGCTTCGACGTGCCATGGGGACCGTTCGGATTCAATTCTTACATGATTCAGGAGCCAGTGAAGCGTGCCGAAGCCGAGCGCCGAAAGCTGGTCAGAAAAGGCGAACGAGTCAAAGCTCCGAACGTCGCTCAATTCGGCGTTGACCTCGGAAAGCAATTCAACGCTGGTGTCGATGCGAACATTGACGACCTCACGCCCGAACTGGCAAACGAGGCACGGCAGACGATCACCGACAGGCTAGGACCGCAGGCAATCGGCAGAGACGGCAAACCAACACTCGATGCGCTGAGACAGGCGCTAAGGATGTGATAACCAAGATTTTACCAACAGAGAAAAACACGTCAATCGAAAACTACGTCATGAAGAAGAACCCGAAAATAGAGCAGATAGAAACAGGGAAATTGATTCCCTACGCACGCAACAGCAGAACCCACAGCGAGGCACAGGTGGCACAGATCGCAGGTTCGATCCGAGAGTTCGGATTCACCAATCCCGTGCTGATCGACGCGGAGAACGGAATCATTGCCGGTCACGGTCGCATAATGGCAGCGCAGAAGCTCGGACTCGCCGAGGTGCCGTGCATCAGGCTCGATCACCTCACAGAGACGCAGCGCAAGGCTTACGTCATCGCTGACAACAAGCTGGCACTCAACAGCGGCTGGGATGAGGAAATGCTCTCACTGGAGCTTTCACAGCTGAAGGACGAGGACTTCGATTTATCGCTTCTCGGATTCGACGACAAGGAGCTTGATGACTTGCTCGCGGAAACGGTCGAAGGTGAAACAGATCCAGACGACGTGCCAGAGCCTCCAGTCAATCCAGTCACAGTGCAAGGCGATGTGTGGACTATGGGAAATCATCGGCTGATGTGCGGGGACTCAACGAGCATTGATGCGGTGAACAAGCTGATGGATGGGCAGAAGGCCGACATGGTTTTTACTGATCCTCCTTATGGCATTTCTATTGTTAGCGGAAAGAAGGTAGGGGGGGGCGGTGCTTTCGGGGGAAAGAAAAACGAGAAAAGGGACAAATCAAATGTGATAGAATCAAGTAACTTCTCGCAAGTGATTGGGGATGAAACGATTGACACAGCGGTTGAGGCGATACAGGTAATCGCAACACTAGGAGCAGTAGTTGAAATTATATGGGGCGGCAACTACTACGCCTCACACCTTCCGAACTCTTCCTGCTGGATAGTATGGGACAAGAAGAATTCTGGTAATTTTGCGGACGCAGAACTTGCGTGGACGAATCAAAAAACCGCTGTCCGATTATTTCAGCATATGTGGAACGGAATGGTTAAAGCTTCGGAGCATGGGCAAAAGCGTGTGCATCCTACACAGAAGCCAGTTGCGCTTGCTGAATGGTGTTTTGATGAATACGGCAAGGAATGCAAAACCGTAATTGATCTTTTCGGAGGTAGCGGTTCGACGCTTCTTGCGTGTGAAAAGAAAGGGAAGAGTGGATTCCTCATGGAGCTTTCTCCTGATTACAACGATGTAATAGTAAAACGCTGGCAGGACTTCACTGGCAAGCAGGCGATCCACGAAGCCAGCGGCAAGACGTTCGACGAACTCAAAGCGCAGCAGGAAGGCTCCGCAATAGAATCATATGAATCATGAGCAGCAAAAAGAAACCAATCGATACTGAACCAGCGAAAGTAGGCAGACCAAAGGCGAACGTCGATCCTCGGCTGGTTGAACAGCTCGCGTCCATCGGGTGCAGCAACAAGGAGATTGCGGCAGCGTGTAATTGTTCCACGGACACGATTGAACGAAATTTTGCGGCTGAAATTACAAAAGGACGGGAGAACGGGAAAACGAGATTGCGGAAAAAACAGATCGAGGTGGCGCTCGCTGGCAATGTCACGATGCTCATTTTCCTCGGCAAAAACATGCTCGGACAGGCTGACAAGCAAGAGATCAGCGGTCCAGACGGCACGCCGGTGATGCAGCTTCCACTATCCACTGAGCAGGACAAGAACCTTTCTGCCCTCGTTGAAATTGCACGGGCAAACGCCAAGAAATGAGTCCGACCGAGTTCTGCGTCCGGGTTCTCGGCATCACGCCATACCTCTGGCAATGTGAAGCCATGGAGTCGGTCGCGATGGAACAGCCGACCAGCGTGGTCGCGGCGAACGGCAGCGGCAAAACGGCGCGCCTTGTGGCTCCGCTTGTGCTCTGGTTCCTGCATGAGTTCCCGCGCGGACAGTGCATCTTCACGAGTGGATCATGGATGCAGATCGAGAAGCAGCTCTGGGGCGCGGTGAAGGTCTATCAGCATCGTTTCCCGCATTGGCGCTTCATGTCCGAGGAGCTTCGCACGCCCGAGGGTGGCTATGCTTTCGGCTTCTCGACCGACAACCCGGGGCGAGCGGAAGGACATCACCCGAAGATCGGCGGCGATGTGGATCCAGTATTCCTGATCATTGACGAAGCCAAGACGGTTCCAGACGCAATCTTTGAAGCGTTCGACCGATGCACGCGGAAAATGGAACTTTGGGTGTCATCACCTGGAGCGCCGCGGGGTCAGTTCTATGACTCGTTCCACAAGAACTCCAGCCTCTACAAGACGATCCGCGTGCCATCGACAGACTGCGCACACATCAGCGCTGAGAAGCGCGAACTGGATCGCCTGAAATATGGAGAAAGTCACCCGCTCTACCGCTCAAAGCACCTCGCCGAGTTCACCGAGGACTTCGACCGCTTGGTGCTAGCTCCTGACCTTTTGCGCAACGCACTGGACATTCAGCCAAAGCCAGCGCCGTTTGGTGAGGTAGTGGCATTCTGTGACTTCGCGGCAGGGCGTGACGAAAACGTTCTGGCAATCCGACGCGGCAATCATGCACGCATCGTCAAAGCATGGCAGGAGCGGGACACAGTGCAAGCGGCACGAGAGTTTATACGAATGTTTGAAGCGGAAGGACTAAGCGCAGGTCAAGTCTGGGGAGATGCAGACGGACTTGGCACCGGCTTCTGTGACCAGTTCGCCGAGCTTGGCTGGCACATCAATCGCTTCCATGGCGGCAAGCCTGCGAGCGAGAAGGACGAATACGCGAACCTGATCGCGCAGGTCTGGCACGTTGCCAGTCGCGAGATCGAGCGTGGACGAATTCACGTCGGTGAACTCGACCCGACCACCTTCTCACAGATCACCACGCGGAAAAGCGAGTGGAACGAAACCGGCAAGCTCCGCGTCGAATCTAAGGAAAAGATGGCAGCGAAAAGCATGAAGTCACCAGACCGAGCCGACGCATTGCTTGCTTGCATTGCACTTGGCAGCAGGATCACCGGAGCCATGACAGGCGCGGCATCGGTTACCACATCGCGGAACACTTTCGCCAACCGAACGGTCCGAGGTTTTAACGCTCTGTGATTTTACGCTTGCCATGGGCTGCATTGCATGCTATTGCGATGCTCACCATGACCGCAGACGAAAGAAAAGGCATCGTAGCGCCTTTGCCAGCTTCCTACCGCACGCAGGACTATGACCTTGCAAACGTGACGCCAGAGCAAGTGCGTAGCATCCTGCGCAACGTGCGCACCGGCAAGCTGGAAGATCAGGATCGACTCTTTCGCATGATGGTCGATTCTTGGTCGCGTCTGCGCAAGTGCATCAATGAGATCGCCGGTAACGTCACGTCATTGCAGATCGAGATCAAGCCAGGTATTCGCGAAGGTGCCGAGGAGCCAACACCGCAGGCATTGCAGATCTACGAGACAGTCGAACGAGCGCTTGAATCGTATGCACCGCGCCCGAGCCATTGGGAACTGGACACCAAGGGCATGATGAAGGCGCTCATTGACGCCTACGCGAAAGGTATCAGCGTTGTGGAAATTATATGGCACACGGAGAACGGCATCGTCTCACCGCGTTGCTACGCTCCAGTGCCTGCTAAGTATCTCGCCTATCCTTCTGCATCGAATGAGATCGACAGGCTCATGATGGCGCCGAACGGCGTGAACTACGACACGCTCATTGACTTCCCTCCTGACAAGTTCTTGATCGCCATCTGGCAGCAAGGCGGCTGTCACCCGATCCACTCGGCAAACCTCCGCGCTCTCACGAAGTTCTGGCTCGGTGCAATTTATGGTCTCGGCTGGTTCATGCAATACGCGCAGTTGTATTCGATTCCTTGGCGACATGCGGAAACCGACGGCAGCGACGAGGCGATGATGAAGGCACAGGAGATGCTCGAAAACATCGGCACGAGCGGCTATGCAGTCACCGGACCGGGTGTGAAGTTCTCAATCATGGACGGCATCAAGGGCGGCGAATCTTTGCCACAGGTGGCTCTGATGAACGAATCAGACAAAGCGTGCGACATTCTCATGCTCGGTCAGACATTGACCACGGACGTGGGCAGCAGCGGAAGCCGAGCGCTTGGCGACGTTCATGCAACAGTTCGCGGCGACATTCTGCAAGCGGTCGCAACATGGATCGGGCAGGTAGTCACGACACAGTTGATTCCATCAATCGTTCGTATGAATTACGGCGCAGGCATTGCCAGCGAGGACATGCCTTATGCTGAGATCGTGATTCCGAAGCCGAAAGATGAGAAGGCAATCGCCGAGCGCATCAAGATCGTGACCAAGGACATCGGGCTGCCAGTCTCGAACAAATGGATCTACAACGAACTCGGAGTCGAAGAACCGCAAGAGGGCGAGGCACTATTTGGCGAGGTCGAAGATCCGCTTCCATTGCTGCCAGAGATCACCGAGGCGGCACGCGCTGACATCGATTTTAGACCAACCGAGGACATGGCGAAGGCAGCGCAGGACGCGCTTGAGATTCGCCGGCAGAAGCCAGCATCGGAGCGCGGTATGACCTCAGTCGGCATTGCACGGGCAAGGGACATCTCCAACCGTTCCGAGCTATCAGCGGAGACAGTGAAGCGCATGGTTTCCTTCTTCGCTCGCCACGAAATCGACAAGAAGGGCGAGACATGGGGCGACAAAGGCAAAGGCTGGCAGGCATGGCACGGCTGGGGCGGCGACGCTGGCAGAGAGTGGGCAAACGCAAAGCTCAAGCAAATTGAAAATGACCGATGAGGAAATGCGTGAGGTGGCGGGGCAATGGCTCTCGCCGGTGGATCAGATCTTCGCGGACCTGATCGACAAGAGCTATACCATGACCGCAGGCGCATTTCAAATCGAAGTTGAGCAAGTCATCGAACGCATACCACAGTTGTTTTTCATGCTAGACAAACGAGCGCTTGAAACATCGTTAGAG